ACATAAGCAGTAGCTTTCATCAACTGGTCTATCTCATCAGATGTCATAAAGTCTGTGTTGTACACGTACTCTGTCTTCTTTGTTTCTGTGACATACGCCACGATGTACAGTGATTTCTTTGAATCTCTCATATCAATTCTCCTCTATCTCGTATGACAATCTGGACGCTTCTTCAAGCAACCATTCTTGATACTGATATATATCAGTTACATAATCGGGTGCTGGCGGTGCTGTCTCACACAATTTAGCATACTCATCTAGGTATCTTTCATAGCGTGTCATACTACTATTTCTCCTTCCAAGCATCAATGAATAGGTACACTAACAGGCCACATCCACCTGCTAGTATCCCAATAATAGTCACATCATCCATGCCTACTGATGGCATTAGTGTGTACATACATTGTATTGTATTACAACTACTCACTATCCAACTCCTTTACAAAGTCTAGTTCAACACGGCTGTTTGGATACAAGGCTTGTGCCATATCCATAGCGTGTTCTACTGCATGATTCCAGATGGACTGCTCTAGCGGCTGTGGGTGTACATTATACACACCACTTACGCCATCAATCGTGATACCTATTTCCCAATACATTATATATTCTCCTCATATTTTTCTATTACATGCACTCTGTCCTCGCCACAATCATCACATTTACATTGTGGTTGAGGCCAGATGTCATCATATGTATGTACATCCTCATCATATTCCATGAGGAATGATAAGCGGTTGGTACGAACCCATGAGAGTTCCCATACATTCGTACCGCCACAGTTAGCACAAGCCCATGTAGTCACTAGGCCACCTTAGACTTAGGGCCACGCTTACCACGAGCCATGTCACGTAGGTTGTTTATCGTGAATGTGCCAATTTCTATTGATAGATTGTCACGGTTCTTTCGGCGTAGTGCCTTACCCAATTCTTTGTGCATCACATCAAGTGCTTTGAGTACAATAGCCCCAGCATCACCATGGATGTAGCCACCAGTATCTGCCTTAGTTTCACGAGCAAGTGGTAACATAGCACGATACAGGTTGTAGCGGCCTAACTTCACACCATGATAGCGTTCATACAATGCCTCAACTTTAAGCAACTTGGCTTTAATCTCAGGTGTGGCAATGACCTGTCCAGTCATACCTGTGGAACGCTTGTGATAGGTGCCAGCTTTGATGGTAGTCTCAAGGGTAAGTGTTGTCATGATAAAATCTCCTTATATTGTTTGGTTGGTTTGTCCGACATCGGACTTAGGGTTGTTGTCGTATTCATTCCAAGAACGCATAACGTATTTGGCACGGTTGATGTATCGCCTTGCACGGTCTTCTAGCCCAATAGCGATACACTCTTGTGCATCAGATAGGATAGACATAGCCAACATGTAGTGACCACCCATCAGAGGATGCATTTCATCTGCAATCATGTCATCCATGTCCTGCCTAGTCATGCCATACATATTCATCTGTTTAATGATAAGTTCACAATCAGCTACGCGCTTTGTATTAGCAACCATAGATTCAGATATGCTGGCTTTCGTTTCTTCTACTAAAGCTTGAGCCGCTTCTAATGTACCATCTTGTTCAACCATAGTTCTGCTCCTGTACTATCTGAGTGTTACGCCTTGCAGTACGTCTTACGTTCTGCTTACGCTTGTTGTAACTACGCCATTGGTCACGCTTGCCTTCTGGCTTAGTTGTCTTTTGGTTTTTCATTGATGTGATTTTGATTTGCATCTTTCTTATCTTTCTTTCTGTTGTATTTAGTTTTGTCTGGCACTACTGATGTCCTGCGGCGTGATTGTGCCAACGCCTTCGCCACAGGGTTAATCTTTGTGATTCTCATTGCCCTTCTCCATGTCATCAATGAATTGAAGATAAGTAATTATCTCCTGTATGTCATAATGTTCTACGTTATGGTCATGTTTCATGTGCATTGCTTTCTGATACACATCCATTGCAAAGTCATACATGGATAATGATTTATAAATTTCAATATTCATTCGTAATCTCCTTAGTCCGACATCGGACGTTTCTAGTATACCTAAGTAATAAACACACTTTCACTAATGTTCAAGTGTTTTATTACATAAGGTATACATAAGAGGTTGCTAGGCTGCATTTGCTATTGCATCAGCCTTTTTCTTGCCGTTTCCATGAGCAGGAAAGCCAACGATTGCATCACGCATTCTGGCACACAGGCCGCATGATTCACATGATACATCATCTTTGATTACAGCAGGACATACAACTACCTTGCGACCCTTGGCAGTCACGGTATTTGTAAGCTGGTTTGATGGTAACACAGCAGTGACTGGCCCAATGCCCATATCATACAGGTCATCAGCATGGGCAAGGTTATTGCCAGATAGATTGACGACAAATCCCATGCCATTCATCTGGTGAACTACATTAGCATTATGCTCACTGTTCAACACATCATAGTGAGTATATGTCCAACCACGCTTGCCAGTGTTAGCTTGTGCAAGTTCTATGTTAGCCTTTGCATCTAGCTTGTTACCATTGCCAGCCAAGTCACCAGCCTGATTATGCCGCCATAACTGGCCCTCTTTCAAGTTAGCAATCTTGCCGATAAATACAGGCCATGAATCACCACGATTGCCATCTGTTACCTTTTTCCAATGCATAGCCAATGGGCCAGCATTAGCATAGCAACCGCCCTCATTCTCGTGATTGAATGGGCATATATCAGGGCAAGTGCTGGCACTTGTAGTTGATACAGGAATCTTGCCAACCTTTTTATTGTTGGACTTCATAGTAATATGAACATTATACATTATACATTCTCCCAATGTAAGATACATACCATACCTGTATCGTCATCACAATAGCACTCATCATCTATGAGTTTTTCTTCGTAGCAATCCACACAATACATATCATCAGTATCAGCACAATACACAGTGGCATTGCGTTGGTCACACCAAGCACATTTAGAATACATTATACAAACTCCGATAGATATTTCATTGCATTTTCAAAGTCTAAATGATAGACAGGTTCTGCCTCACCATCAACCCATATCTCTACGCTGTAGCCATAGTTGCCACAAGCATAACCAGACCCATCTTGTTGGTCTTGAATGATAGACACACGCCGACCATCGGCTAATGTCATGACGATTTGATTATGTTCTAATCGCATTAGTAATCCCCTTCATAGGCTTCATCTAACCAACGCAAAGCGGTGGCTTCATCCATAGCACCAGCTATCATGGTAATTCGGATAGCTTCTTGCTGAGACATTCTTTGCCATTCAATATCCTGCTCGATAGACTTCTGCATATATTCTATCTGAGCCAACCTGTCATCCCATGACATGCTATGAAACCGCACTGTCATATCAGCAGTCGGACGGCTACCATAGCAGTCTTTGTGAATATCTGAATAATGTTCTAGCATCTTATTAACTCCGTTAAGTTTGTCCGACATCGGACTTTTCATTAAGGCCATCATAGCCTATAGCAAACCTTTGTCAATCATCTTTTGTTTTAACAAAAGTAAACGCTCATAACGTGCTTGCTTCTCAGCATCTGCCACAAGCCTAGCCTGATACTCAGCATGGCATTGACCTGCCATACCTGTTTCATAAACCCTAAACTCAGGTCGTGTTTCAGGCTCATAAACATGACTGTATGCCATGCTATCCATGCTACGCCACGATGACTGAACCAGCTTGTGCCGCCCCATATCTATGACTGCCCCACGTTTTGCCATTATGAAAGTTCCTTTGCAATGATAATCCAACCGCCAACAAAGCAAGCCGTACAGCCTATGATGATGATAGGCATACCTTGTACACCAGCGGCATGAGATACACTAGCCATGAAGCCTACAAGGGCACTTGTCATAACAAGAAATAAAGCGATAATTAAATCCATGATATTAATCTCCGATTAAAAGGTGGGTGACTGTAGCGTTATGCTACAGCCTTTTTGTTTGTGTCTTCGGTTTCCATGATTTCACATACAGCGGCAAACTGCTCTTTGAAATCCACCAGTGATACATTGTGCTTATCAAGCATTGAGAAAACTTCCGTTGCAATATCCGTTGCATCCATAGTGCTTTCAGTTTGTCCGACATCGGACGTTTTACCTTCGGTAGTTTTAGCTTCTACCTGCTGTTCAGCCTCTGGCTCTACAGGTGCTTTGTTATCTGCCTTGTATGCTTTCAGCATTGCAGATGTTGAAGTGAAACGGTCTAAATAATCTTGCAGATTATCCCACAATTCGGCAAGCTGTTTTGCTTCACTACGTCTCTGTTTCGGGATGTTGTGGATGTCACAATCCTGTAGACGTTCTTTCTTGATGTTGCCACCAGCTTCAGCGGCAAGTGACATCATTAGTTTACCTAAAGGTAAATCGAAAGCCACAATCTGTTTCTTCTCAGCCTTCACAATACGCTTCCAAGCTGTATGTAATGCCTTGCCTTGTGATTCCAGAGTGTTGACAGGAGGCAAAGCCTGATAAGCAATGTCAGCATCAGTAAGCAAAGGTTGTCCTGTTACGGTTGATTTTGTGATGGTAACTTCGTTAGCGATTGATTTAGTCATGGTATAAACTCCGTTTATGATTAGCAAATCGACTGGATTGCCGAATGCCTTTTCTTTAGAGCAGATGCCGCTGAGATTGTAAAGCATAAAAACGTGCGCCATTTTCCGTGCGCATTATGCACGCCAAAACACGTGTGATTTTTCCGTGCGTGTGATGCGTATGTGATGCGCACATGACATGCCCACGCTATGAGAGGGGTATATGTGCATCGGCATTGCTGAATATCCCACATTTTCCTATCACCAGCTTTGTCCGACATCGGACTAATGACGACTGATACCATAACAGCCGCCACACCTTGCTATAATTGGCAGAAAACCTAGCATTTCGCCTCGCATTACGCGCTTGTTATGCTCATATATGCATATTATGCGCACACACACCTACATATACGCACACATACACACATACATTCGCGGGTGGGCAGGAGCCATGGGGGGTGCGTATAGATATATACACAGACAGTTACACAGATTAGGTATTTTCACTGTTAACCACAACAGCAACTGACATATACGATAGTGCCTATTATATATATTTACTGTGATATATATGTCACACTAATGCTTTTGGCTATACTTACTGTGATATATATGTTACACCTATTATTGTTTATTTGCGGCTTGCTTCATTTTAAGTATTGACATACTATACAAAATCAGTTATAATTACACTATAACTAATACACTATAAGTGTTTATTGTTTATCTATTTAAAAGTTCTTTGTTAATATAGTTTAACTATAACACTATAAGTGAGTTAACCTAGTATAAATATCCGTGGTTAATTTGTGCAGACAATCTAATTATATATAAAAAGTGCTTGACAATGGCTAAGAAATCAGTAAAACTATACACAGACAATGTTCTTGAAAGTTTCTATGAAGCTATTCACAATAATTCCCTAGATAGATTACACATACCGCATAGCGATGTCTTCTATGTACGCACAGCATTGGACGCTAAGTTCCACCCCCGTACATTTACTCTCAAAGAGACAGAAGACTACATGCGGCTAGAAGGCTGGACTGATGTTTAGTATGAACAATGTTTAAAGCATTACTTATTGTTTGTGGACCATTCTTTGGAAGTGAGTGCCTACAGGTAGAGGATACCTTTGGACCTTACGATACACACCCTGAGTGTCTATCACGTGTGGCACAGATGTATAATCAGACACAGAGATTATTTCCGGTAGTGTACACAGATGTAAAATACAAATGTGAGAGCAGCTTGTAATGGCTATACCTGAAAGAGTTAAAACCAAAATGAAAGAGGAAGGTCTCACTGGCGTGAATAAGCCTAAGAGAACTCCTAGTCACAAAACTAAGTCACACTGTGTGATGGCTAAAGAGGGTGACACATATAAGTTTATTAGATTTGGACAGCAGGGCGTATCAGGGGCAGGTAAGAACCCCACATCTGCAAAAGATAAAGCACGTAAGAAATCGTATTATGCTAGACATGATGCTCAAGGTAAACCGACCAGCAAGCTATCAGCTAAATACTGGTCACACAAAGTTAAGTGGTAAGGAATTAATTTAATGGCAAAAGAAACTATGACTCCAAGCGAAGCTATGGCGATTACTCGTGACCCACAAAGATATACAGTACAAGAGCGTAAGGATGCAAAGGATGTTCTTGCAGAAGTAGGTTCATTAGATTCTGATTATACAAAAAATCCTAAAAACGAAAAGGTACCTATGCCTAAATCTAGACCTGAGAAAAAAAAGATGTCTAAGGGTGGTAAAGCTACCAAGAAGATTCCAGCTATTGCTATCTCTGTAGGTATGGTAGATGCACCTAAGAATGGTAAAGGTAAAGCTGCTATGATGCGTGGTGGCATGGCTGGTGGCAAAGAGCATATGTACTCTGCTGGCGGTAGTGTAACAGACAACGCTGGCTTACTTGCATTAAAGAAAGCCAGTCCAAAAGCCTATAATAAAATTACAGGTAACTAATGTCTTCCAGAGTTCCTAGAAAAAAAGGCCAACCTGCTAAGTCTAAAAAGCACAGCGACCTTTATACAGATGAAGACCCTAAAGGAACTATTCGTGGATTAAAGTTTGCTACTGTTAAGGATGCAGAAGCATCTATACGTAAGATTAAGGCATCAGATAGAAGTCACGCACATAAAACACAGGCTGCTATTGCTATGGAACAAAGAGCAAAGGTAGCAGGAAAAACTGCAGCAGCAGCTGTATATAGAAAATTTATTGAGCAGCAAAAGAAAAAGACAAAAGCAAGTGCATCCAGTAGAAGCTGACATTCGCAAATGGTCTCACGACTTCCTAGAAGTACCCAATGCTAAACTAAATGGATTAGCACCCTGTCCCTATGCACGTAAGGCATGGCTAGATGATAAAGTAAAGTTTAGTATTGACACAGGCATAGAGGGTTTAACCCAGTCTGTAAAAGAGTTTGATGAACACGACTATGAGATTGTTGTGTGGGTCACTGAAGAATTACCCGACATGGAATATATAGATGGTTTCTGTGACGGTATGAATGAAGCATTATCTGTATCGGGTAAGGATATGCACCTTATGGTGTTTCATCCTGACTATGATGCTTCTGAAGCGGGTCTGGACTTCTTAGTTGAAGAAGACATTACAGATGATACGTTAGTATACTGCATGGTGTTTGTGCAGAAGTTATCATTGCTGGACAATGCAGCATTGAGTTTAGAAAAGAGTGGGTACTATAAACATTTCCCAGAAGATACATATCAAAGTCTAGTAGTAGACAGAAGGAAACTAAGAAATGGCAGACAATAAAAAAGACATTAAAGCGTTTGAGTTAATGCTAAAACGTGAAATGGAAAGAGAAACAAAGGGCATGTCCCCATCAGAAAAAAGTGAATACATCCGTAATTACTTTGCTAAAAAGAAAATGCCTAAGAAAAAAGTAATGACTGCTGCTAAAGGTGGTATGGCTAAGATGGCTAAAAAGAAAATGATGCGTGGTGGCATGGCTAAAAAGAAAATGGCTGGTGGCGGCATGGCTAAGATGGCTAAGAAGAAAAAAATGGCTGGCGGCGGCATGGCTAAGATGGCTAAGAAGAAAATGATGCGTGGCGGTATGGCTAAAAAGAAGTAATGCCATACATACAAGATTCAAGTATACACGGACATGGAGTTTTTGCGGATAAGGATTATAACAAAGGTGATACACTAGAGTTATGTCCTTATCTGTTTGCTTCTGAAAACAACGTGAGTGAAGAGTGTGTACTACACGACTATATGTTTTATTCTCCATATGAGGGTGATACTGACTTTATGGTCGTACTAGGTTTAGGTATGGTTTATAATCACAGTGACACACCAAATGCTGAATGGGAAATATGTGAAGAAGATGAGCGTTTCATTAAATTTTTTGCAGTACAAGACATAAAGCAGGATGAAGAAATACTACACGACTACGGTTGTTTGTATTGGGAGAGTAGGTAAATGACTACGAAAGTTAAAAAGACAGTAAAGAAAGTAGTTAAAGGTTTAAAGAAAGCCTCTAAGACACATGCCAAACAAGCTAAGACTCTATCTAGTTTAAAGTTAAGTAGAGGCGGTTCTACCGTAAATGCTGCGGGTAACTACACAAAACCCACAATGAGAAAGCAACAGTTTAATCGTATTAAAGCTGGCACTAAGGGTGGTGGCGCAGGTCAGTGGTCTGCACGTAAAGCGCAGATGTTAGCTAAAGCATACAAATCTGCAGGGGGCGGCTATAAATCATGATTGCAGAAACATTAGCGGGTATTGCACTTTTAAAGAGTGCAGTGGACGGTATCAAATCCGCTATTGGCACTGCACAAGACATCAGTGAAATTGCGGGTCACATTGATAATCTGTTTGAAGGTGAAAGCCAAGTACAGAAGTCTCGTAATAAAAAGGCTGGCGTAGACCAGTTTAATATTAAGAGTGTTGCACAAGAAACTATTGATGCTAGGCTTGCTCAAGAAAAGATGTATGAGATGAGCCAAATGATTGATTTACGATTTGGACACGGAACGTGGCAGGGTATTGTAACAGAACGTGCCAAGAGAATACAGGAAGCTAAAGAAGCAGCACTTGTTGCTCGTAAGCAGAAAGCTAGAGAGCAAGAAGAATTAGTTGAGACTATAAAGATGGGTGCTATTGTATTTGGCGCTATTGCAGCAATTATAGCAGCAGTTGTAGGAATGATTATGTCAGCGGCAAAAGCGATAGGACTGCAAGGATGAAAAAACCATCACAAAAAAGTCTATCTGCTTGGTCAAGACAAGATTGGGGAACTAAGAGTGGCAAACCATCCAGTAAAACTGGTGAACGGTATTTACCGAAGGCCGCTATCAAGTCCCTCTCGGCGCAAGAATATGCAGCAACCACCGCTGCTAAAAGAAAAGGAACTGCGGCTGGTAAGCAATTCGTTAAGCAACCTAAAGCAATATCAAAGAAAACAGCTAAGTTTAGACGAGGAAAGTAATGCTTAATCTATTAATTGGGCCAATAGCAAATTTAGCGGGGACATGGTTAGATGGAAAAGTTGAAAAAACTAAAGCAGAGACTGGTGCTAAAGTCGCAAGAGCTAAAGCAGAAGCTACTATTATGGAGCGTAAAGCTACGGGCGAACTTGACTGGGACTTGGAGATGGCTAAGAGTAGTCAGTCTTCGTGGAAAGACGAGTGGCTTACGGTTCTTTTTTCCATCCCACTTGTTATGGCGTTTATACCGGGCATGGAGAAGGTAGTTGAAAACGGATTCGCAAGACTTAATGAGATGCCTGAATGGTATCAGTATTCCTTGGGAGTTATCGTTGCCGCTTCTTTTGGAGTTCGTTCAGCTACAAAATTCTTTGGAAAGAAATAACAAATCACATGTGGGACATGCACAATACCACGACAGAAGAACAAGCAAGGACTAATCGTGACAGCCGCAATGGAAAGAGTATTAGCTTGGAAGTTACTTCCTCGCATAATGATGTTGATGATGTCTGTGTCAGCGTGGAGAGTAGTGGAGTGGTTTATGACTCTACCAGACCCAACAACACAGCAGTCAGCATTAGTAAGTGTAGTCACTGGGGCTATGACAGGTGCATTTGCGGTATGGCTGGGTAGTGAAAAATGAAACAAGCGGCTACAAAGTTAAACGAAGCAAGTGAAATAACTATACCGCTTCGTAACCTTATAAGTATGATTGCATTTACTGCTGTCAGTGTCTGGGTATATTTTGGTCTAACAGAACGTATTAGCTTCTTAGAACATAATCTTGATTTGGTTATGGAAGAAGTTGAAGAGAACGATAACTGGATTGATGAGTTTGAGCCGCCTAAGTCTGTACAAGATACAGTAGGTAGAGTACATGAAATAGAGATTGAACTAGCTAAGTTAAAATTATTGATAGAGAATGTTAAATGAAGTATACACGTGATGACTTTATCAAAAAGCTAGTTGCACATGAAGGTTTGCGATTAGAAGTATATCAAGATACCTTAGGTATTAACACAATTGGTATCGGAAGAAATCTAGAAGACCGTGGTATAACTGAGCAAGAGTTATCTGACTTGGACATACCATCCATTGAGCATGTGTATACATATGGTATCACAGAAGCTGATGCGGTCTATCTAGCAACGAATGACGTAGAGATTGTCGAGGAAGAACTGTTAAAAGCGCACCCTTGCGTGGACAGCTTAGACTCTGTGCGTCAGCTTATACTTATGGATATGGCATTTAATATGGGTGTGCCAAGACTTTGTAAGTTTAAA